GCTATACACGACCTAGATGTTATGCCGTCCATGCGAGCTTTGATGACCGCAGGTGAGGCTTTAGACCGTGACAACGTAGCGGGGTTTAACTGTAGTTACTTACCTATTGACCACCCCAAGGCGTTCGACGAGATGATGTACGTCTTGATGTGTGGTACAGGTGTAGGCTTTAGCGTTGAACGGCAGTACGTACAGAAACTACCGGAGGTGGCAGAAACATTCCATGAAACCGACACAGTTATTAATGTGGCAGATTCGAAGATCGGATGGGCGAAATCGTTTAGGGAACTGGTATCACTGCTGTATTCGGGTCAGATTCCCCAATGGGATACTAGCAGAGTTAGACCTGCAGGTTCCGCGTTGCGAGTTTTTGGAGGTAGAGCATCAGGTCCAGAGCCTCTGCTCGAACTGTTTCGATTCACAGTTGACCTCTTTAAAGCTGCGGCTGGAAGAAAGCTTAGCTCAGTCGAGTGCCACGATCTTTGCTGCAAGATTGCTCAAATCGTCGTTGTCGGAGGAGTCCGAAGATCAGCCCTCATCAGTCTCAGCAACCTCACCGACGACAGACTCCGAAGGTGTAAGCACGGACAGTGGTGGGTTGACAACCCCCAACGAGGACTAGCAAACAACTCTGCGTGTTACACAGAGAAGCCAGACTTTGAGGCGTTTTTAAATGAGTGGACAAGCCTGTACGAATCCCGATCTGGAGAGCGAGGCGTCTTTTCTAGAGTGGCTAGTCAAAAACAGGCTGCAAGAAACGAGCGACGAGATGCTACCTTTGATTTTGGAACTAATCCATGTAGCGAAATCATCCTCCGGCCTTACCAGTTCTGCAATCTATCGGAGGTTGTTGTCCGGCAAACCGATACTCTCGCAGACCTCAAACGAAAAGTACGCATTGCGACTATCCTTGGAACTCTACAGGCTACCCTCACCGACTTTAGATACCTCCGAAACGTCTGGAAAGTAAACACAGAAGACGAGGCATTGCTGGGCGTATCACTAACAGGCATCATGGACCACCCGATGCTATCAGGACGAGGAGACAAGAGTGAACTCAAGAAGTGGCTTAGAGCCATGCGAGCGGAGGCCGTTAAAACTAATGAGCAGTGGGCCTCTAGGCTGGGCATTAACGTATCTACAGCCATTACTGCTGTTAAGCCTTCAGGTACTGTTAGTCAGTTGGTCGATTCTGCTAGTGGCATTCACCCTCGCTACAGCAGTCAATATATTCGCAGAGTCCGTGCAGACGCTCGTGACCCACTTTGCTCCGTCCTAGAGGCCGCTGGTGTCCCTGTGGAGGACGATGTGATGTCCCCCAGTACGCGGGTATTCAGCTTCCCTATCGCGTCTCCTGAAGGCGCTGTGACAGCCTCAGACATGGGTGCTATGGAGCAGCTGGAACTCTGGGAAATATACCAAGACGAGTGGTGCGAGCATAAGCCGTCTATGACTTGCTACTACAGGGACGAGGAGTTCTTGGAGGTAGGACAGTGGCTGTACAACAAGTTCGACAAGGTGTCAGGCATCAGCTTCTTGCCGTACTCAGACCACACGTACCAGCAAGCGCCGTACGAGCCTGTGGACAAGAAGACGTACAACCAGATGGTGAAGGATTTCCCGAAGGAAATATCGTGGGATATAGAAGAGGCCAGCGATATGACCGAAGGGTCACAGCAACTGGCCTGCACAGGGAACAACTGTGAGTTATGACATGAATACTACGGAGTAGCCTTCCATTTTGCCTACGTCCTCTGGCTTATCTTTTGAGTCGTGAGGCGTAGGTATCCCCTCTTTCTGCATATTCTTGATTCGAGACTTTGACTTTTCACACATAGAGTGATAGTCAATAGATGTGTACGATACTGTGTGGTCTTTGTCTTTCATATATTTATCCCTGCTTTTCTGAGTTCTTCGTTTCGTTCTTTTACTTTCTGTTTTGCCTCGTACTCTAGTTTACGCTCAGCGCCGCCAAATAGCCAGTAGTACGCTTGCTTCCCGAGGATAGGAATGTTCTTGACTGCGGTTGCTACAGCTTTCTCACCTTTAGCATCTTCCTCAGTCATTGCCATAACACCTTTGACAGACTTATCTATTAACTCAGCAGCAGGTACAGTTACAACCTGTGATGCAACAAACGTACCTACGTTGCCTTGTTCAAAGTACCTTTCTCTAGAGTACTTACTGAACATCGCAATAGTCATAAGACTTTCGAATACGTCATCTGGGAAACTTTCCGGGTCTAGTTCGCCTTTAGTCAAGATGTCTTTTGTTTGCTGTACTGTGGCACCTGAGAGTCCCATTGCAGTAGCGTACCGGAGTAAGTTTGTTGTAGCGTTCGCTATTTGTTTGGGGTTTTTGTTTTTATAGCCAGAGCGTAACTCTTCGTACATATCCCTACGAATCAAGTCAAACTGTTTAAGGGTAAATGTCTTTAGCGCGTAAAAAATTCTACCGTTCGGCATCTCAAGGTATTTTTGAGGCATCTCAGAAAGAGAGATAGGTTGTACATCAGACAGTTCGTTCCACAACATTAGCTTTACGTTGTCTGTCATTCTGTCGTTAGCCAGATCGTCAATCAACGCAGATACATCATCACCGTGTGTATCTTTAAAGCGCTTAGCAGCAGCCTCTGGATTTTTCTTAGCTATTTTGGACCACTTCTGTAGAGAAGAGTTCATCAAAGTTTCTTTACCTAGCTTATCAATCTGGTTAAACCCTGACCATTTAAACACAAACTCAAGAGCGTTACCTGTACCGTTAATGCTAGACATTTCAGCAGCAACTTTGTTAATCAATCCCATATCTTCTACAGATACAGTCTTTTTACCTACTAAACTTTTTATAGTATTAATTAGACCGTTAAGATAGATAGACGCACCTACGTCACCCAACTGAGTTAATGCTGATTCAAACTGACCTAGTAAAGATGCGTATTGAAAGTTTTTCAAACCCGACACAAACTTACTAGATGCTTGTTCTCCAAGCTCAAAGCGAGCCTTCAACATGGCCGTTAGAGTATCTAACTGATCTGTATCCATGCCACGTTTAGCTGCGTTAGCAATGTAGTTAGCAATGCTTGCGTCTGTATCTACAACGGTTGTGCCTTCCTTAGTTACTGCAGCGTTGCCAAAAAACTTACGCTTTTCAGCTTCACGTACTGCTCTAGTAACGTACATCTGTAAAGACTCAGGCGCGCTGTAGTAATACTGGTCAATAACATCATCCAGTTCTTCTATTTTTCTTTCTCTAGCTATAGAAGGTTTACCGCCAACACCCCGGCGTCTCTGGAGGTACTGACCTATAACTTGACTAATTTCAGGGTCGTCTAGTTCTTTCCAGCTTTCGACTTTCTTTGACTTTGCGTAGTTACTCAGTACCTGCTCTATTTCGGCTTTTCGTACTGAACCCAAAGCATTCATTAAACCGTCGTAGTCTTTAACAATACGAGGAAAGTAGTTTTCTCTGTACTCAATCTTAACGCCAGCATCTTTTAAATTACTGTACAAAGTATTGAGAGTGTTACGTACGTTTTCTATCTCAGGCAACAAGTCACGAATTTCTGTAGACTTGCTTTCGCTAGCAATAGTTTTAGCTTCGTCTATCTTCCCGTTAAATAACGCTCGTTGAAAACTTTTAAATTCTAGCGGGTTGCTTTTGTTTGCTTTCGCAGCACCAGTGATAAACTTACCAAGCTGGTTCATCATTTCTGATGTGTTGACGTGTAGGTCTTTCTCGTATTTACGTAAACGAGCAAAGGTCTGTTTATCAATGTTTTTAATTACAGTACTGATAGGCGCGGCTACAGCATCGTAAGCCTTACCTATCGTTGTTGTGGATGCAAGCGGGTTTTCTCGTGCCGCCACGATTTTAACCGCAGCCTCTGCGTTAGGAATTACAGGCTGTCTGCTAGCGTGTACCAGCACACCGTCTAGATCATCGGTGGTCATGCCTAGTTTTTCGTTAGCTCTAGCTACGATAGTTTTTTCATCTAGACCTTCGACTACACCTTTTGCGTACTCCTGTTCTAGCTTGTCAACTAACTTGTCGGCTTTCTTCTGTGACCGGGGCGTAGCCTGCTTACCAATTAGTCTGGCAGCGGTGGCTCTTGTTTTATCTTCTATCTCTTGTATAGTTTCGACACCTTTTCGACCCACCGTACCGATGCCTTTTACAACAGCTTCTGTAGCTTCAGGAGCTACTACACCAAAACCTGTCATTAGTCCGAACTCTACGGGATCAAACTCGCCTTCTACCAGTTGTTTGCCCGCAGCAGTCTCAGCTCCAATAGTACCGCCTATAATTCTCTGTGCTTTTCGTGTTTTACCAAAAGGCACAGCAGTAGTAGGGGTAGCTAAAGCGCCTGTAAGTGTGCCTAGTATTGCTGCACTAGCTCTTTTACCAGCATCTTCTTGGTATGTAATAGTATCGATGTTATCTAACTTACCTAAAAATTCTCGTCGGTTTACTAAGTACTCTTTCCGCTCATCGTAATCCATGTCTTTAAAGCCAGCCCCGTACAGTTCTTCAGGGGAACGGTACACAGGTAATCCGTCTTCAAAGTCTATGTTTCCCATAGGCGCAGCAGCTTCTAGCGCCAAAGCCCAGTCTTGAGCGTCAGTGTACGTGGTGTCGTAAGCTAACTTAAATTCGTCCCACCAGCCAATGTCTTCTTTAGATTCTTCTGCTTTAGGCTCTTCGTCTAGATAACGAATTGAAGTACCAACAGCTTTTTCTTCTGCTGGCTGTTCTTCATCTAAATACTTGATAGCCATTATTGAATCTCAGCTTTTCGTCCGTTAATAAGCACTACAGTTCCTTTTTTTAGTCCAGCAGCTTCTGCTTCTTCCTCTGTAGCAAACTCTGGCATTTCTTGAAATTTTGTAACTACCGAATCAAAAAACCAACCCGTCTCGGTAATTTGACTAATCTTACTTAGTGCGTAGCTTTTAGCTTCAGCTAAAGCCTCTTCGTTTGTTTTCTCTTGGTTTAGTAACGTGTTGTACTTAGATGCAAAAGCAAGCTGCGCTTTGGTTCTGTCTACTTCATTTAATTCTGCGTACAGCGGATTGTCTATTAACTGTATAGAAGCTATCTTTAGATCTAGGTCGCGTATTCTAGATTCCTTTCCAGTTTCTGGGTCTTTCAATTCTCTGGCGGTAGCCGGAAGATCAATAATTTTATTAGGATCGTTAGGGTCTCTGTAAGCTCTACGCTCGACGTTTCCTACAGTTATATCTCCGCCCCAAACGGGTTTATCAACGCCTTCTACGTAGTACTGTTTCATGTTTGCTGTTGATATTTTTGTTGGTTCACGAGACTGCTCTATTATTTTTTTAGCACCTGTTGGCGTAATAACACCTAATTCTAAAAGATTAGCCGCTTCAGTCCCTGCGTCTGTGCCTAGATTTTTTAAATTTTTAATTAAATCTTGAGTTTCTTGATCTTGCAACGCCTCTGTAGCTAACTTTCCTACTAAATTAGACGGAATATTTTTTAAATTCCCTGCCATTACAGCTTTTCCAAAAGCAGTATCGGTTAAATTAGACGCAGAAACGTACGCCTCTAAACCTTCTTGTCCTTGGTCTGCTGCTGATTGAGCTTGTCTGGCGTTAGAAATAATAGACCCTAACTGAGCGTCTGTGTACACTCCCGATTTAACATCACTAGCAACCTCTTTTAAACCTAATCCTTCTAATTGCTGTGCAATGTAGTTACGTCTGTCTTGGCTTGATAACAGTTTTTTTGTTTCTACTGTATCTCTTAACGCCTGAGTAGGATTTTTGTATTGACCAGAAATTAAACCACGAACACCTATTGACGCTTCTTCCGGAGTTAATCCTGCTTTAACAGCCATTTGATTATAAGTTGTTAAGGCCTGTGCTTGAGCCTGCTTTGTTTCTTCTTCTTTTAATTGACGTTCTCGACGCCTAGTCAACATACCGCCTAACCCAGCGCCTATCCCAGCACCTAAATTAGCAAGACCACCGCCTATAAGTTGACCAGAAGTTGTTCCTGATCTAGCCAGCATTCCACCTATATCAATAGCCATCTTATTTATCCTTAATCACCAAAAAGTATATCGAGGAGGCCACCACTGCCGCCTAACAAACCACCTATCCCAGAGCCAAGACCACCATAGATACCGCCGTACAAGTTAGCAAGCGCGGCTCTTTGACCAACAGTGCCAGAGATGTTTGCCATCTGTGCTTCTAGACCAAGTTCGCCTTGCTGTCTACGTGCTACGTCTGCCAGAGACGCTACGTTGAGTGCAGGTGAGAACGCTGACAACATAGCCGCTTGCGGTATATAAGCACCCTGAAGCGCAGCCAAGCCCATCTGTTGCTGAGCAGCCTCAAGTGCCTGCTGTTGTGACAGAAGACCGGAACCTAACCCTGTAAACTGGGAACCAATCGCAGCCTGTTGTTGTTGCTCTGCTTGAGCTTGCTGGATAGCCGCCAAAGCTGCTTGGTTTTGTGCAGACTCTTGTGCCTTAGCTAAAGCCAATTGCTCTGGTGTGCCGCCAAACATTGCTGTACGAACACCTAACCGACCTTGACTAGCCAGACGCTCTTCCAATGCAAGCCTCTGTCTTTCTTCTTCACCAAGCTGTGTAGCCCTGATACGGTCATACACTTCTTGTTCTCTTTCACCCATGGGCATACCAACTTGACCCATGAACTGTCCACCAACGCCCAGTGCTTGTTCAGCCGCAGTCCCTATCTGACCAACACCTGTTGGTGTAGTGCCAAACCTAGACAGAGCAGAAGTCTCTAGAGCTTCTTGCAAAGCCTGCCCAGAAGGAGATAAGGTATATTGAGTACTATCTCCTGCACTAATAAAACCTGACGGCCCCGACACAGTAAACGGCTGAAACGAAACATCAGGAGCCGTAGCTTGTGGTAGGTCTGCAGTGTAGAGATTCTCAATGTTACTGGGAACAAAGGCTTCTACAACATCACTTAAAAAACCCATTAGTAAGTACCCCTGTTTTTATCGTAATTCATCATATCGTTTTACCTGCTAACGCTAATACATTCATTTCCTGCAACGACAAAGAGTACCCGTTGATGTCGGCCTCTAGTCCTACGCTGACTACTGTTCCGTAGCCTGTCGTGTTAATTCCTGACCTACTAATTACTGTACCCTCTTCGGAAAACTCAGCAACATTAAATTCTGACTGACCGTAAAATCCCGGAATCGCAGCACTTGTTCTAAATGTCCCAGTATTTACTAGAGCAGAAAAGTCATACGACCACTTCAGGTGTATGTCAGAGTTATTGCCACCAATAATCGTAGGCCGAATTTTTTTCAGCATTTTAATCTTTGAAGGATCGCCAAACGTCAAGCCGGGGCTGTAGTATCTAAAACGATACGGGCTACCTGCGTCCAAGAAGTTTTTGTACGTCCCTACACCAGACGTAGTTCCAATGTATATATCTCCGTTTCTGTCTCTAGCAAAACTTTTAAAGTCCACACTAGGCCAGCGTGTTACCCTGTACGACCCGTTGTCCAACAAACCCCTAACGTCAAAACAATAAACAAGGTTGAGGTCTGGAAAACACAGCAGGTAAAAATAGTTCTCGGGGCTGTACACAGAGCTAACGGGGTCAGTCTTAGCCAGCACGTTTGCAATAATCTCTTGCTTGATGTTTCTGCTCAAGTCAGTAAGAGGCAGAGACTTTTCTTGTATGGTCCTGCCAAGGCTGCGTAAGCCAGTTTGCGTCAAAAACAATAGGTCAGTACCAATGTTCTGTACGCTCTTGCGATCTACACAGCCGACACCCGGAATAGCATCCCGTATCTCCATAGATGCAGGGCTTTCGGCATTAGCGTAAACAAGTGTGTTGTTCTCACCAAAGATAATTAACAAGCCATTATGCGCGGCTAAAGCTACAACCTTGTCAAAGCCATTGGGCCACGCCTTGGATACATCAATAGAACCGCTAGACCCAGTAGAAAAGTTATGTCCTACAAGAAGGTCAGACCAGTAAACAGTGTTGTCATCACTAGCATTACCGACACACCAGACACGACCATACGCCGCAATAGCTTCATGGCAGTGCTGCGTAGAAGCCACAGACGCACCAGATACACTAGACATCTTAGTTACAGCCCCTAGCGCATTACTGTACACCAAAGGCTCGTAGCCACGCTGAAAGAAATATGCGTGATCGTTGAAGTTAAATATCTTCCAATCGTTAGCGGTAATCGTATATGACCCCGGCGTAGCGTCAACCAGAGTAGTTGTGCCTGTCATAATCTTGTTGTTACCAGTACTAAAAATTACCTCGTTACCCGCACTGTCGTAAAACTCGTGTATGTTGTGCAGGTAGTCAGTACCTAAAACAGTCTTGTTTGTGGTAACAACAGCATTACCCTTACGTGAAGCCAAACGACCACGCCTGTCAATAATAGCGTTGTCAGCAACTTCAGCAAAAGATGCGTCCTGTGCTAACGGGGAATCCTCTGTGTTGATTCCTTTAAACGCAGGAGCAATCAAATTAATAGTCTGTAAAGGCTGGGCCATAATCTATCCTACGGTGTGTAGAAGATTGTCTCTTCT